TTGTAAAAGGTTCAATTTTCCATTTACTTGATAAAACACTTAATGCTTTAAAAAAATAAGGTAGGTGCTGTAATTGTACAATTTTAACTTCTTTACCTTTATAAAAAGCTTTTATTTCTAATCTATCTTTAATCATTTCTTTTTAATGTCCTTTAATTTTAATTTTTCTAATTCACAGTAATGAATTATCTTATCTAGATCCTGGACTGCAGTTCCTTTAAACAAATACCTACAGACATACTTCACAACACAACCCTGAAAAAACGAGAGATTATTTTTTGAAATAAACTCATAAGGTTGAATAGGAAATTTTTTATAATGGGATCCACCGATTTGTCTATCTTGTGGAAACGATTCATCAAACATATCTTTATTGCTCATTTTTCTCCTGTACATATATTAAATAGTCAGACCCTATTGGGTAGTTAAACTTATAGTCAGTTCTTAGTAGATGTAAAGTTTTTTTAGCTCTGGTTGCACCGGTATACCAAACCTTACGTTCATCACTCTTCTCTTGCTTATCTTTGTTATCATAGTCTGATGGGTAGTTACCTTTACTATAAAGTACTACATGATTAGCTTCTCCACCTTTAACACTATGGATAGTATCTATTGTAATTAAAGGATCTTTATCTAATTCCTTTTGACCATAACGTCTAAGCAATCTAATAAAATGTCTTACTTGTTTTGGTTTAAAATTTCTTCTCAACATCCAATACCAAGGTTTACTTTTTTCTTCCTCAGTAATTTGTAGACCACACCACTGCTGGAGCTCATCAAAGTTATAATCTTTTAAATCAGGTTCATTACTCCAGAACTTATCTGATCTAAACTCTGGCTTCTCTAACTCTCTAACAAACTTATACATGTTCTTAGCCTGCTTCTTATTTATTGTTTTGCCTTTAGTAAGAGTGGTCCAGGCTTTAATAGCTTCCCATTGTTTTACATCAAAGCATTTAGTTTCTTTATTATCTTTGTAGTATAAGCCTGCATCCTTAGCTAACATTCTTAATTCATTTACAGTTTCATGTACTCTTCCTAAGATATACCAATCTTCTTTTAGATCTTCAAAAGGGATCTCTCTAAAAGATAAATAACTTTTAACGTATCCTTTTGCATCTCCTGGTTCATATTCTTTTTCTTCACTATCTGTAATACCTCTTCTTATAACCTGAGAGAATTTGTAAACAGCTTCTCCGAATCTTTGAGTCTTTCTTAATTTTACTTTACGGCCTGGGAAAAACTTAGTAAAGTATTTAGGATCTGCACCATTCCATTTGTATATACCTTGGTCATCATCTCCTGCTAAATAAATACGATCTACTTTATCAGCCATCTTATATATGACCGACCATTGTAGTGGAGTACAGTCTTGAGCTTCATCTAATATTAAAACTTTTAATTTAGGAAAGTCTAAGGCAATAGCTTTCTCAATCATATCATCAAAATCAATATATACTTTATCCCCACCATGTTCTTTATAGTGTTCATAGGTTGCAATCTTTCTTTGGAATATAGTTAGTGAATCTTTTTTATAGTTCTCTCTTTTATAAGCTTCCTCTGGAGATATAAGTAAGTTTCTAGATTTACTATATATACCTAAAGACCAATCCTTATACATGAAGTTATCATCATCTAATCTTTGATCACTTGTCTTAATAATCTTAGTATCTAATGCAAAGTCTATAGCACAATGTTTAGGATCAAAAACATCTTCACTAAAATATCTTCTACAATATGTATGTAATGTTTTAAATCTTAAGAAGTCTTCTGTTGAATAGTTTGGAAAAGATTCCATTGCTCTTTTAACTGCAGTGTTAACTGCTTTGTTTGTAAAAGATAAGTAAGCTATATCACTTGGTTGTACACCTTTTCTTAAATAATTTTTTAAGACTCTCTCAATTAAGGTATATGTTTTACCTGTACCAGGAGGACCAAATATCTTTGTCGTTTTATGATAAAGCTTCTTTAGCTTAATCAGTTCTGAATTTTCCTGTGTGGAAGTCATCATCCATCTCCGATACTGTTTGCTTACTGTTATTATCTATTACTTTTTTGTAGTCAACAAACTTAGGCATTTGTACAGACCATACATTCTTAACACCTTCATGGTAATCAAGTCTTGTGCAACCTAATAAATTTAAAGCTTCAGTAGCACTCTTGAATGTTTTATTGTTACCTAAAAACTTTTCAAAAGTTATCTTCTTAAAGAAACAAGTATTAGTTTTAGAATCTAGTATAACATAGTTGTCCTGTAGTTTCTCAAAGCTATCTTCCTCGATATGACTCTCAAAGAACTTTTTAAGAAAGTTATATTTCTCTTCATCTAAAGTATCTTCAAACTTCATCTTCTCATTCTCTACAGCTTTTCTAACTAGGGTAGCCATAAGCATTTCAAATGGAGAGGGCCCTGACTTAGGTCTAGGTAAAGTCATCCAATAGATACCATATCTTAATAGCTTAACTCTAAAAGATTTTTCATCTTTAATATCTTCTGGACTAATAATAATTTTTTCTTCCTGGAATGTAAAAGTGTACTCAATAGATTTTGTACTTCTAATAAACTCTACATCTTCAAAGTCATCTATCATGTCTGGTACTTGAGAACCTATTCCTAGCTTTCTTAACTTACATAAATCTTTATTACATATAGGAGCAATTGCATTTGTTTTTGGTGGACATTTATATGCATAGTCTTTTTTAGCTACAGATTTAGATAGGGCCTCAACCTCTCTAGGATCTAGAGGTGTTGTAAAAATTTCGTAATTTCTTTTTTGTAATATAGATTGAATCTCATTAACGTTTAAGTTGCCATCTGCTTTCTTCATCTCAAGAACACCAACATTAAATAATAAATCGTTTCTGTGATTACCTTCCCATTTCTCTGAAATCATTTTTTGAACACAAGGTGGATAGTGTTTCCAATCTGTTTCTGGTTCGTAATCTTTAACTTTAATATTATTTAATTGTTCTAAGCTTACTGTCTTATTAGATACTATCTCTAAAAAGTTACTTATTAGAACAGGTGTATTGTTATCGTTGTAAGCAAACTCAGTTGTTTGATCCATGTTAAAGTAAGGCATGTTCAAACATTTGTTCATTGGGAATACTTCATCAGAATGAAAGAAGTTATTGTTCCATTCATTTAATTTTTTAAGAACATCTTTTACAGGTGTCCAATCATTTAAGAATAAGAATAAGTGTAAGCCTCCAGACTTTGATCTTACTACTATTAAAGGTAATTTATTATCTCTTATGATATCTACAATTTTTTTCTCAGAGAATGTAGTGTAGTTTCTAGGGTCAATATCTATACATCCCCATTTACATACATCACCATTCTCAGGTTTTATCCCAATACGTGTTTCACCTTTTAAATGTTTTTGCCATAATTCAAGAGTAACAGGTTCGTGGACCGTGAGAACTTTAACCTGCTTCTTACCCCGTTCATCTACTTCCCCGGTAAGGGAAGTAGTAATGAACAGTTCAGAGTTACCCTCAAATAAATTTAAGAGTTTCTGTTCCATTAGAATGGTACAGCTTCTTTAGTTGTTGGGCTGTTGTTTCCTTGAGACTGATTGTCTGCTGAGAAATCTACTTTCCCAAAGATATCACTCGTCATAGCACTCTTATAGAAAGCTTGAGTTGTTTCTAGTACTGGTAAATTATCTTTAGCAGTTAAGAACTTATCAAACTCCACTACCCAACCATACCAAGAATTCTGTGAATTAGATTCCTTAGTTGTAGATAGTCTATAACTTGTAGACCATGAAGGCGGATTGAACAAACCAGTTTTACCCTCGGCTCTTCTAGACATAATCATAGAGTTCCAAGTTTTTGATTTCTTCTTTTGCGTTGACTTCATAGTAATCAATGCTTGCTCAACTGGATTATGATTCTCATCCAATATATAAACAAAGTGATTACCAGTGTCTTCGATATAATTACCGTTAGGCAATCTATCTTTATTGTCCGCACTTCTAGTTGTTTGTGACATGATTGAAGGATCCGTATGAATACCAACAGGTCTCCCTGGACTGTCTCCTTTATCTTTCCACTCATTAAAAGTGTTTATATAAAGACAAGGTACTACGATTAATCCTTGCTTACCTTTCCAAACACTACCTGATGTTTCACTCCATATATCACCCTGTCTTGCAGTCTCAACAAACTTTCCGTCTGTCTCATCTAACACAGGTGAGTTAGCATAAAGTATTTTTAGGATTGGTAACTTTTGATCACGAGCCGTTACGTACTCTTGACCTTGTCCTGCCAGCTCTTCTAAATTTATTCCTGCTGGTAGGTTATCTTCTTTTTTAACAACTGCTTTTGCAGTTGCCTGTTCTTTTATTTGCATGTTTAGTCCTTCGTTGTTAGTTTAGTTTTATTTGCAATGTAAGTTCCAAACAATTCAGCAGGGACATCTCTTCCAAGATCTTGAATCTGTTCTCTAACAAATCCTCTAAGAGTACTTGGATGTACTGTTGTCTTCTGTTGAACTGGTAGTCCTTTTTGCTTTAAGTCCTCTATTACTGATTTAGCTTCATTATCTTGTTTCATGCCAAACTCCATAGTGACTTGATTCTTAATCATATCACCATGTCCGTTCTCACGTAACCAGGTAAAAGCCTCTTCAGTTTTCGAGGCAGGTATTCTTGCAGAGTAAGAGGGCTTAACCTCAACAGACGTACCGTCTGTCAATTTAATCTGCGATACACCAGCTTGTTGCATTAAGTTTGGAATTGTTTGCTCAGAAAGGGTTCTCTCAACATCACTTAACTTTTTCAGTTCTTCTTCTAACGTTGACATTTGCTTCTGAGTTTCCAATAACTTGTTGCAAGATTTGGCAATGTCCGCTGACATGCCAGTGTCTACCGATACGATAGATTCTGCTTCTAAGTCCATAAGAACCTCCTTTTTGAAGAATCAATATATTATTAATTTGATTAATGCAAACAAATAATTTAAAAAATTATTAATGTACAAATATAAAACAGAACCTTTTGAGCATCAAAAAAAAGCTTTAATACAAGGGGCCAAACAAAACAACTATGCTTATTTTATGGAGATGGGTACCGGTAAAACTAAAGTAGCTATAGATAATGCTATATGGTTATATCAAGAAAACTTAATTAAATATGTATTTGTTATAGCTCCTAACTCTGTTTATAGAAACTGGGTTGGAGAATTAGATACACACTCTCCACTAGAAACTAATAGATTTATTTGGAAAGTAGACACAGAAAAAAAATTTAAATTAGATCCAGAGAAGCCTACATTTATTTTAATGAATGTTGAATCTTTATCTCATAAGTCCGGACAGGATTGGTTAGAGAAAAAATTATTAAAGTATGGTAAAGAATCTATGATCATATTAGATGAGAGTACTACCATTAAAA